ATACCACAATCCCCGCATGATTACTCGCTCAAATGCTCATCAAGCAATCACTACTACCGCAGTTTCAGCAACCCCAGACACGGAATGTCAATCAGCATGGGCTCCTGCTTCACCGTGAACCAGAGACAGGTGGCCATGCCGTCCATGACCATCTGCACCGTCATCCAGGGGCCACCAGAACGCACCTGGACGACATCCCCGACGACAATATGGGCATTCAGGACAGCTTCCAGGGCATCAAGATCGTCGTTGTCGTAGTCCATAGCGTCTCTATGAGCCACGAATCAATTCCATCGCCACAAGATCACTCCTGAGCTGATTGACGAGAGTGGTCAGCGCCAGCACATCCACGCGCAGCGCATTGACGTTGGCCACAATCGCGTTCGCCTGCGCTTCGGCATAGCCAAACGGCGTGGTAGAGGTCGCCGCCGTGTCATCGACGGCCGCGCCGACCGTCGTAGTGACTGCTGCCTGGCTACTACTGGCGGGCGGCACAGGCCCCACCTCGCCGTACCACGTCATGATGTAGGGTTTCACCGTGTACCTCCTGTGAGCAGGCTACTCGTCAAAAAGCAAGCCCATCTTGGCATAGAAATCACGCTCATCCGTGTTGACATAGGTCACTTCAATGAAGCCCGAGCCCTCTGCAAACGCCGTAACCGAGGATAAAGTTAAATCGAACGCCGTGTCCGCACTAAAACTATTCAGCGCGGTAATGGCGGTCCCGGCAAACACAGCTCCGGCCGTACAGGTTGCGGTCGTCAAGGCCAGGACACCGCCTGTGATATTAGTGCCCCCTAGGGACGGCGTGATCGTCGCCGCTTTGGAGCCCGTAGACGCAGGCACCGTCGTCACAAATTTAATGGCCGTAATCCGGCCTGCATGCCCAAAGGTCAGGTTGTCCACCACTTTCGCGGTGCCTGCGAGGCCAGCCAGGGCCACAGGGATCTGCATCTTCTTGAGACCAATCGCCGCATCCAAGAGCGGATGCATCGCGGTCAAAGTGAGTGTTGACGTACTGGTATTCGGCGTACCCGCCATCAGTCATTTCTCCTCTGCCCACTGCGCCCACTGCTGCGGGACGCATCGTCATGGGCCGTTGATGCCTCACTCCGCGCCTCACGCTCAGGTGCCACAGGCGGCGGCGCAGGTGTTGTCATCTGTGTGAACAAATCTTCCAGCACGCCCAGCCGATTCATCACCGATTCCAGCAGGCCCTGGACGCTCACCACCTCGCCCTCGACCTGGGTCACCTGCGTCTGGAGCTGCGTCAGGGCCGGGGCACTCGTCAGGGGATCGGCTACCGAGGTCACAGCGACCGACTGCACCGGATGCTGGGGATGTGTCTCAATGCCAAAGTCGGCCGGCGACCCTTTCCAGCCCATCGCGGCAAAATGATCATAATCGGCCTGCGTGAACAGCTCCACGGCTTCCCGGTTGGGACCGTAGAGCCAGCAATGCTCAAACTTCGGTTCTGCCATGCATGACAGTCCTTATTATTATAGTTTACTAAGCTGCAATCCTGACACAACCTTCCGGGTAAACAACCTTGTAGCCGAAGAGCACATCCAAGCGGGCGCCAGAAACATCATGCACACCGTCCTGGTACTGGTACATGCGGATCGAAATACCGCTCTCAGGATCGCTCACGCGCTCTTTGGCATTGGCCGGGATCGCTGGAGGCAACTCCAGATCCACCATCGCCAAGGTGATGGCGTCACGGTAGAAACCGAGGCTCTGCGCACTCACCGCACTGGCGCTCCCTACCACCGTCAACAACGCTCCATGGCCAGGACTCGCCGTGACCGTTTGGAACTGGGGGTGTGTCCCATCAGCATTGATGGGGGTGATTTCTGGGTAGATCGGGATGGTCGCGTTGCCTGAGCCATCGCTATCGACATCGGCTGTCGCCACAAACTGCCGTAACCGCGCTGTGCTCAGGCGATTCTGCGGATTGACAGCATAGACGCCAGCAACCGTAAACACATCGCCTTTCTTGAGACGATTCGCGGCCGCTGAGGTCCAACCGTTGGTAATCAGGGAACTGCCGGTCTGACTCGCGCCATTCACCGCTGGCGTCCCACCTTGCGGTCCCACCGTATGCACCACCGTATTGGGCGACTCGAACCAGGACCAGCCACTCGCCAGTGACATCAAGCCTGTGCGGTACTGCTCGGAGATGGCCCCTTGCGGGTTAAACAACCCCGACTTAGCATCCGCCATCACCGCCATGGTCTCAGGGTTCAGCAACATGGTACGCATCGACTCAAAATCATCGCGCGGGAAACCTTCTTCCGTGAGAATCGCAGCGCCACGGGCGAACGGCAGGAGCGAGTTAGGCGTGGTGCCTGGGGTGCCCAGCATCCAGGGAATCTGGTCATACAGCGCCATCCCCACTTCATCCACATAGTTGGCAATCTTCACCACCGCTGGCGTGATATACCGCCGCCGAAAGTCATCCATGCTGAGCGTGAGGTCCGTGAGCGAGAAGTTCATGTCCACGCCAAACGGCTTATCGAGCGTGAGGGCTACATACGGCTCATAGATGCCCTCAAAGTTCGCCGTCATGCTCTCACGGCCGACGGGTCTCCAGGGCTTGCGGATATTGATCGTGTCACCAATCTTCGCCCCCGCACGCGCGAAGCGGTCGTCATATTGCCGGTCACACCGCGAGGCAAACTTGCAGGCGTTCTTCAGAATCATCGCGGCTTCGTAGGTGATCTCGCTGATAGTCAAAAAACGATTAGCCATTTACGTCCTATGTCCTTTATGCCGTGCGCCGCCGTTCCTGGGTGCGCATCGACTCATAGTCACGCAACGACATCCCCGGCTTGAACGTCCCCGGCGCTGCGGGCGCATTCCCGCCCCCGACCGGCTGCAACGGCGCGGGCAACACCACGGGCGTCACAGGGAGCGCGGGCGGTGTCGCAGGCGGTACTGGGGGTGGCGCAGGCGGCGCGGCTTTCGGCTGCGGCCGCAGATGCGCCTCAATCTCCCCGAGAAACCGCGCTGCGGCGTAGGGCGTCAGTTGGTTCAAGGCCTGGGTCACGTCAGGATGCGTGCCAAGATAGTGCAGGATCGCTGGCCCCTGCGGACTCTCCAGCACCGTTTCCACCAAAATGGGCTGGATCGACGGATGCACCGAGGTCGCCGGGTTACTCAGCGCCATGTCAAAGTCCGTGAATTGCTGCCGCCCTTCACTCATGCGACTATGCCAGGCCTGCTGCCGCTGCTGCTCGCGCTGCTGCGCTTGCTGCTGCTCATAGCTCTGGCGCCGCGTCTGCTCCTCCGCATCCCGTTGCGCCAGGGCCTGCCTCACGGCCTCGTTGGCATGCCAACTGGCGTGCGCCGACAGAAACTCCTCATGCGTGGCAAACTGCTCCGGCCGAGGTGGCACTGCTGGCACAGCAGGCACCGGTGGCGGGGGCGTCTGGGGTGGGGAAGGCTGGGGGTGGCGTAACTGGGCGAGCTCGCGCACGAGCGCGGCCGTTTGTTGCGCCTGCTCACGCAGCACTTGTTGGGACTGGCTGAGCTGTTCACGGTAAAACTTGTTGTCATCGATCAAGGATTTCCTGAAGTGCCTCTCCGACCGAACTTCGCGCGGGACTTCTTCCTCTGACGGTTCGTCAGCATCAGGAGCCGGATCTGTCGGGGCCGAGGGCTCGCCTTCTGCCGGTGGAGGTGGCTCACTCGGAGCGACCGGCTCAGACGTTCCAGGGACAGGAACACTTGGCTCAACTGGGGCAGAGGGTGCCTCTACTCCATTCGAGGGTTGGATAGCTCCAGTGCTGTCAAGGACTGCACCAGAAGCAAAGGTAATACTCATCGGACTCACTCCTCAGTATGGGAACTCCAGCCTGGAAAGCCGCCAGGCAGCCCGGCATCTCAACTGGGGAAGCCCTAGCGGCGCTAAGGCTTCCATCGTACTCGGCACCAACGAAAAAGGCGGTAGGGAAGGGGTCTAGACCTTCCGCTACCGCCTAGCGGGGTGCCAGCGTCCTGTGATCAGCAGAACGTGAGCACGAGTATGAGATTGTCGTGAGGCGACGCGCCTATGCCGGCGACGTGCGCCGCCTCTTCCAATGCTGCTTCGTCAGAGCCTCAGCCCTGCGGGTAATCTCGTCTTGGGTCACGGCTGAGGCATGCGTGGTCTGGGGCCAGAGTGCCGTGGCCAGCGCCTCCTCCGTAGTCATCACAAAGATCGCGTCTGGCGCATAGTGCCGCGCGATCAGCGCCTCTAAGATGCCCGGATGGTTATACACCCAGTCCGTAATCACACCCTGTCTCCACACAAGAGAAGGCAGGACCGGAGAGAAGAGTCCTGCCCACATACCCATGTCACGAGACAAAAAAAGAGCGCCAATCCGCCGAAGCTTCGGATTGGCGCTCATGGAAGGGTTGCCTCACCCCGCGCTGGCCTGCACAGGAAGACACGGTATGTAGTTGTCAGTGGTCTGCCACGGGCTTGCACCGTGGTGCAGGCGTGGATACCATCAGCCCTAGCACATATCGTACAAAGTTCGCTAGGAAAACACAAACGGTATTTTTATAGACAGTCCTTATCGTTCATACAGACGCGCAAGCGCGGCGGCCAACTCAGGAGAGAACGCAGGATAGGCGGCCCAGACTGCGCGTGTCAACTGCGCGCGCCTCCGCCGCTCATGACGAGAGGCCTCATCACGCTCCATCTGCTGGCGGTCGCGCTGATCGCGTTCGTTGAGCCACTGATGGGAGGCAGCCGCCTGCTCAGACGCACGGGGCGGCGCTCCTACCCACACCGGATCAGGCATCCCCCCTGTGCCATAGGCATACACGACAGCCCCAAGCCGAGGGAGGGAGGCTACATACGCAGCCAGCGAGGACACACGTGCATGGCTCGCCGGAGCAGTCTCATCAGGAGATACGGCATCCGGCGCATACACCAACTCGTCCTCCCGATCCTGTATCCACTGCGCCACCCACGCAGGTATCGTCATGCGCCGTTCTCCTCCGCCCCCGCCTGTAATGCCCCGATCCGCGGCCGCACGAACCGTGCGCAATACTCCTCCAGCGGACACTGCTGCTCATACGTCCCATACGGTACGTCGACGGTATAGCCCCGCAAGGACAGGAAGATCAGCGTTTCCAGCATGTCGGTGCACAGCGTTATGGCCGGATCAATCGCCTGCACATACGCGGCGACCGCCGCGACCCGTGGCGACAATGCCATCGGCCGATACACCACCTCAACCTCGACTTGGTTCATCCTCTCCCGCCGCCTGCTCGTGGGCCTGCCGCTGCGCCTGCTCCCGCAGCATCGCATCATGCAAGCGCATCTGCTTCTCAAACTCGAACTTCTCACGCTCTAACTGCACTTTGGCCTGTTCCACCTGCGCCTTGGCGATGTCGACCTGGCGCTGCTCGGCTAATGCCGCTCTGTCGATGTCATAGTCCTGGTGCTTGGCCTGTAATTGCAGCTTGAGCTTGTCATTCTCCTGCTGCGTCTGCTGGTGCACCTGCATGAGCTGCTGATGCTGCGCCTGCAACTGCTGCCCCATCGCCTGCAACTGCTTCACCTGATTCTCCAGCAGCACGACGCGATCTTCCGGCTTCGTCTGCTCATCTTCGTCTAAGAGCTGTGGCGGTATGGTGCGCTTGAGTCTCCGCACGGCAACGTCAGAGCCCTCGAAATCTTGCGTTGAAATAAGGATATCAGGGATAATCTGCGCTAAGGGCGGCACCACCCGCGCGAGTTCTAATACGTTCGCCGCCGTCTCTTCGCGCTTCGTCTCGTAGTTCGCCCCCGTTTGTAGAATCACATCATACTGCCCCGCGCTCAGGTCATAGAACCCGGCAATCCCGTCGGGCAGGGGCTGGGCAGGCTGCATCGACCCATCCGGCAGCTGCTGTGCGGGCAGGCTCTGCGTCTGGGGCTTCCCGCGCCCTGGCTGGAGCTGAATCTGCTCCTGCGTCCCATCCTCGCCAATGATCTGCAGCACCCGCCCCGGCTCATGATAAATCAGCGGTGCCACATCCATGATCTGCTGCGCCTCATACAGCAACGCCCGCCCCATGTTCATCGGGAAATGCGCCTGCGCGAGCTGCCCCTGCGCCTTGCGCCGCTGAATCGCAATGCCACTCTTCTCGTTCGACGGCTCGCCGAGGAACGCCTGATGAATCCCCATGGTCTCGTTGAGCGCTTGCGCCGCCTGCATCATGAACGCACTGTAGCCCTGAATCATCAGATCTTGTGCATTGCGCTGCGGCGGCGGGATCGGCCGGCCCAGATCATCAAACGTCTTGTAGATCAGGTACGCATGGTTGCCCGTATTCGCGGTGCGCCACGGCTCCTCATACCCACTAATCCCCCCTTCCGGCACCAGATACGGAATCTTCGGCATCATCGCGGCCGCTTCGCCCGTGAGCGACCAGCCATAGTTGTACAACTGCTGCGCCCCCCGCCCATTCCGCACGAACCCCTGATAGTCTACCTCGTTCTCTAACACCACCTCTTGCCCCAGCACCGGAATAATGGGGATGTACTGCCCTGGCCAGAGCGTCTGCTCCAGGATGGCGTAGCCGTTCGTCTTATACCACCACACAATAGGCACGCGACTGCTCCGCGTCTGCACCACCATGCCCTGTTCCTCGGGCTGTAACGGCAGGATGCCATGCCGCAGCATCTTTGGGCCAAGAATCCCCAGCACCTCCTGCTGCCGCTGCGCCTCCTCCTCGTCGTCCGTCTCGGTCAGCACCGGCATATACCGCACCTCGCCGGTCACCAACTGGGCTAACAGAATGCGCTGTTCCTCTTTGCAGTAGTAGTCCGCGACCAGGCATTCATCCTGCGTGACCCACTGCCCACCGCCCTGCATCCACCCGTGCCACGTATGATTGGCAATCTCATACTCGTCTTGCACCGCCGCTTTGGCCCGCCGCTCCACCACAAAGCCAAACCGCGCCGTGTGGTAATCCGGGTCACACCGCGCCGCCGCATCTAAGAACACCGAGAGCGGGTTCATAATCCGTTTGATGCGCAGCACCTGCCGAAAGGACGGCCGCCCGCCCAGCAGTCCTGCCGTTTCCCCTTCGTACGCGGTCACCAGCCGCCAATACCCCTTGCCGCCAATCATGGCGCCCCGCATCGCCATATCATAGGCATCATCGGCCTTGCTGGCGTACTTGATATGCCGGATCACGCCTTCCCACACCTTGGCCGTGTCCCGATCCGCCCCGTTATCGACGCCCGCGACCTGGATTCCTGGCCGATTCTGTCGTTGTTCGTTCGTGAGGATATTGGTGCGCACGGGCATCTGATTCAGCGTGAGGGTCACCCGCGCCCCGCCTGGCGCGTTCTGGCGCTGCTGCACGACCATGTCATCCCATTGTTCCCCGGCTTCAAAGCGCGTATCATTCCGGCAGTGCTCGCGCCACGGCCCCTCGACCTCCTCCACATAGCGATACCGCTCCCGTGCCAGCGTCAGCAACGCCTGCTCGCGCCGTGTCGGCGCCACCGACTCCCGCGCCTGCGGCCGCATCAGCACCACCTGCGGCGTGAGACTCGGCTGCGGGGGCGGCATCATGGGCGGCGCGGCGCCACGCATAGCGTCAGGGGGCAGGAGATAGGGGGCAAAGGTCGCCATGGCTAGGACCACTCCTCCGCAGGCAGAAAACACCAGTGCATGCTGCCCATCTGATGCTGGTGGACTGTCCACCAGCGCCGCTGACTCTCCACCACGGCCGCCTCTGGACGCCGAGAGCCCGCTGCCGGCGGCAGCAACACCTGCGGCGGTATCGCCCCTGGACAATACGCCAGCGGCTGCTGGGCCGCTAAGAGCCTGTACAGCTCGGCCCGATACTGGCGCGGCGCCTCGTAGAAGGCCAGCACCCGGTCCACAAATGCCTCAAGCGTCATCTCAGGCATGGCTACGCAGACTCCTCGGCGCATATCGCACGATAAAAAGGAAACAAATGAGCTTTTACACCTCTACGCCATATCTCATCCTGGGCACCATTGTGCATGGGAGGAGTAGTGCACATATCTATCCCCGATAGGCCGCAAGCCCACCGCCGCTCCCCACCATCTGGCGCCATCCCCTCCCCCGTGCCATTGCCCACACCCCACTGCTCGCTCATCGCTTCCCTTTCTTCTCCGGCAACTTCCCGACCTTGCGCCCATGATCGCCCTTGACAAACTCCTTGGCAACCGCCTGGGACACGCCGGCATCCTTGGCGACCTTCGGGTCAGCGGCAGCAGCGTGCATCAAACGGGATTGACTCTGCGAGACGGAGCGCTTCGTACTTTTACCTTTTGGCATATGCAATAACCCTCAGAATATGCTACAATTACGTCTTTGTGTGGCTAGGGTCGCTCCCGAAAGCCAGTTCCCGACTGGTTGCCACATGCTCACTCCTCGGGACCAACTACGGGAGTTGGAACCTATGCCAGAGAAAGTCTGCCGCAAGTGCTATCTGCGTCAACCCTATGAACATTTTGCACTGATTGACAACCCCGTCCATACCCGAGATGCGATCTGCATAGCCTGCCGCCGAAGAAACACACCCCGCGTCACGTTACCAGAGCAAGAGACCCCGACCATTGAGATAGAGCCAGATACCACCACTACTCAGCAATGTCGGAGATGTAAACGTTCTCAGACTCTTGATGCTTTCCCCGTGTATGATACTGATCCCGCCGTACCACTGTTCATAAGGATAAGCAAGTTCTGTCATGCGTGCACGACTCATAGGGCACAAGTCAAGAGTCGTAAAGACCGCAGTAGCCGCCAACGTGAACAGATCCGCATACTCTTCCCCCATGCCTACGACGAACTCTATGCAGCGCAAGAAGGCTGTTGCGCCATCTTTGACATCCTCCGCCAGCTAAAGCAGGCGGATTCCCTTAGTTGGCGTGCAATGTCCTGCACGGGGAGCGAAGAGTATGTTTCTGGCCGCGTTGACATCACGCTCGTGTAGCGCACCGCAGTTGGAACAGACCCACTCCCTTATTGTTGCAAGAACCGTTCCCAATCGTCAGGCGTACAGGGGCGTTGGCTACCTCCCATGAACCTTTGATGGAACTCATCATGCAGCGTCTTCTTGATGACGATGACATTCGAATCATCCCATCGCTTCTCAGGATAAGACTTCACCGAGTACAGGTGATGGACGGCAAGCTTGCAGCCGCGTTCTCTAGTCACAGCACAAGTGTAGTCTGCTTGTGCTATCAACCATCTATGCCAGGTTTTCTCTTGGCACGACAATACGGGATGGATGTGATTCGACCGCCTTACACGATAATGAGGGGTTCTGACCTTCCCCTGTGCTCTCTTGATTGCAGCAAGAGACATGCGCTGCCTTGCTTCAAGAGAGTGTGTGAAAGTTCGCTGAGAGTTCTTGAGGTTTACACCTTCTTTATTCGTGCGCAGCTTCCCATGCTTCAGAACGGCGCGCTTTGCTGTTCGGTAGCTGCATCCAAAATACTGTTGACAATCAGGGAGGGAATGCCCTGCTGCATAGTAGGTAAAAATAGCATTATGATCGAACAGTGGTTGATTGGGATTCATTCAGTCCTCATGATAGAGGGTTCGCGTAACATATTCGGTGCAGACTTGTTGAATGGTATCGGCAGACAAGCGCAAGTCTTTGGAGGTGCCAGCCGTCAACTTGTGCAAGTCGTAAGCAGACAAAAAAGTTTTGTCTCGACGGACAGCCAAAAGACTCACTTCATTACAATAATTCCACGCATAATTGATAGCGCCAGCCATCTTGCCGAGATGCTTGCCAGAGACGCTATCTTTTATGCGGTACTTGTAGGTAAGAATCATAGGGAAAGTATACCATTTAACATGCATTTAATCATTGCGCGATGCGTTGCGGAAATGACGCTTCGCGTGAAGGAATTGACGCTTTGCGTCAACCGTTCTTTCCCCTGTCTGCTGAAGCAGACAGCCCCCAGAACGGATTCTCTGTGGTTAAGTACCCGCGAGTCAAGCCAAAACCTGCGGCGCCCCCACAAGAAGACTTGCCACAACCAGCAGCGTTCTACAAACGCATTACACAGGCTGTACGCACGCTGCGCCACATACAAGCACAAAAGACCATGCAACAGAAAGGGGAACAATAATTGTCGAGAGAAAAGCCTATGTTAAATTTTGTGTCATCTCGACTAATAAAATAGCCACTCATCGGTAAATACCTATGCCTTGGCCCATTGTGCCCTTTTCGTGCCGCATCCGCTACCCCGCCATCCATGCCGTCGGCGACACCGCCGCAAAGGATGGCCGCTCGATCTTCACCGGCCGAGGCCGTGGCGCCACCGGACGCGCAAACGTAAACGCCAGCGAATCGCCATAATCGGTCGAAGGCAGCCCCCGCGCCACCATATCCACCTTGCGCTCCAGCTGAATCTGTCGCTCCCCGGCATACGCATACTGTGGTGCGACCAGATCTGCAGCCAGCTGCGTATGGTTCGGCAGACACCCGCCCTGCTCCAGCCACTCCTTCATCTTGCCCCACATCTGCGCCCGGAGATTATAGTACTTCGGAATGGAGGTCCCCGGCAACAGTTCTGTCGCCGCTTGCCCACTAATGACCGCCATCACCCGCGCCTGATAGCCCAGGCGCATCAAATCCCCATGGACCCCCGCACCAATCCCGACGACATCGACAAACACCATCACTACGTCAGCGTCCTCTACCAGCACCTTGGCCACTTCATCGGCCACTTGATCGGTGCGCAGGCCGTGATAGTCGCGTATCCATTCGATCTTGACGCCCTGGCGTAAGGTGAGCACTGTGGCAGCGGTCCCTTGCCCGCCGACGTCCACGCCGAGCACTTTCGGCATGTGCTCATAGCCAGCCGCAACGCGCTGTTGCGCTTCCTCGACCAAGGCTTCAGAGATAAACTGTGTCGGGCCTTGCCTGGGGAACTTGCCGAGCCAGCGCACCCGCACAAAGTCACTATCTTCACCATAGGCCTCGATCTGGCGGGCTATCTCGGCTTTGTTGGTAATCCGTGCCGTGCGTGCATCAATCTGCCACGTTTGCCAGAGCGAGCGTAGACGTCCAAAGCAGTCCCGAAACCGCCCGGTAGCCTGCTCCGGGTTGCCTACCGCCAGCCAGATCGCACCAGGCGTGGACATAGCGCCGTCGCAGACTTCCCAGATCGGGTCGTCAATCGTCGAGGCCTCATCCATGCCCAGCAACACATCTTGCGCATGGACCCCCGCAAAGGACTGCGGCTTATCAGCAGACCAGGGGACCGCCGCCGCATACCACGTTTTCTCAAAGCCCTTGCGATAGAAGCGGGTGGCCGTCCAGTGGAACCAATGGGCGTTAAAGGCCAACTGCTGCCAGTACGCCAACTCGCGCCATGTGACCGTAGAGAGCTGATTCGCGGTAGACGCAGTAATACGGATTTGCGGATGGGCGCGTGTGGACATGAACCACAGCACTAATTGTACCATGAAGGTCGTTTTGGCCGTGCCATGGCCTGACGCAATGGCGATACGAATAGGATCAGGTTTCGTGAGTTGGGCGGTGATATAGTCGAAGACTTCCAGATGCCAGCGCTCTGGCCCTATCGCATGCTCTAAGCGGCTGCCAGATTCTTCCCACGGAAAGATATAGGACACGAACCCCGCCGGATCGGCCACATACGACAGCACATCGGTCAGGAGTTGGTCTTCATGAGGCGAGAGTTTCGGGGCTACCGCTGTCTGGGGCATGCCGCAACCTCAGTAAGCGCTCATTGGCAAGACGTGTGCGATCTTCCACCACCACCGTCAAGGTCTGGTTCACATCGACTGGCGCCAACAAGCCAAGGATCGCACAGCGCTGGTCCACACATTTCTGGATACGTTCAAGGTAGCGCGGGTCACCAATACGCCGCTCACGCCGACGCACGACCTTGGCCACCGTGCCTTGTGGTCCCATGACTTTCTCGCGCACTCGCACAATGTACGGCTCTAAGCTCGCCTGCCACGCTTTCCACGCTTCCGTCTCAATCGCGTCAATCTTGGCAAGCTCCTCACTCTTGAGCGCATCGAAATCGCGCAGCATGGAGTGAAGCCATTTTTCACGGATGACCTTCAGATCAGCACAGATTTGTTGCTGCGTAACACCAGTCGCTTGCGCAATAGTCCATTGACTATCGCCCTTAATGTACTGGCTTGCGACAAAATGGCGACGTTGTTCAACCGCAAGAGAGTTGTGAAGCCCATGACTTGGCATAACAATGCAATATGCTACAAACTTTCGTAGCGGCTTATCGTGGCTGCTCGCCAATCGTCACCAGCACTGGCGTTCCACACTGTCTCGCATCCTGTGCGCCCCAGCACAGTCTATACCTGTACCGTTTACCCTCAGCCACCGCTGCATCGACATAGTACCCGCGCGTCATGCCCGCGATGTCCTGCCATGCGGCCGTAGCACTTTCGCGTTGCACGATCACCGTTTGGCCCTGGGGGTGGTGCCACGCGAGGGCGACCGCCCAGCGTCCGGGCTGGGGCCGGCGAAAGGGTGGGCAGACAACTCCCCTGGTGGCGTAGGTGCAGCCACAATAAGCACGCACGGCGGGGTGGCTGTGGCCCAGGCGGCATACGGGGACAGCGCCGAGGTGCCATCGGTGTAGGTCGCATGGGTGCGCACCTGGTATTCGTAGTAGCCGGGCGGTTGCCCGTGCAGCGTGTGCGTCAGTTTGTCGGGAGCCAGGGTGACAGAGCGCGTCTCAGGGTCCGGGCGTGGGTCTGGTGGGACTGTCGCCCAGCGCATCCCATCAAGCACATAGCCGGTCAGGGTCCAGCCGGCGGGTTGTGCAGGCGCAGGCTTCCAGGTCAGTTGGGTACTGGTATGCGGGGTCTGTTGCGGCACGCAGGGCTGTTGCGCCAGTGCCAGGG